TTGTATACGGTTTGGTTTTCGTCTGTATTGGAAAACTCTGCTTGTGGTAGTGACGCCGATACGTAAGCACCATTTGCATCGTTTAAGTCCGCTACTAAGTACTTTCCGTTTAGTGTTCTAGCCATTACCGTACTACTTTAAAGATCCAATTCCTATCGTAGATATACTCTTCTGCAGAGGACGTCTTTGATTTAATTAGCAATCTGTAGTATCTTTCTGGAGCTAATCCGTTAAAGTTTAAGACAAAGTAACTGCCATTGTTGTCAGCGCTAATTTTTGTATTAGTTTCATCGAATGGAATTATTACATCACTTGTGTGCGCATCTCTTACACTATAAAAACTTGAGCTAGGTAGACGATATACGTCATAGTAGTAGCTCATTGTTGCAAATGTTCGGTCTGGGTATTTTGGCCTTGCTGATACGTTGACTCTCGCTTTCGATCCTTCCGCGTATTCTGGTTGTATATTGCTTAGGTTTAAAGTAACTTCGTCTGTGTAGTCAACTAAGGTAGATGATGTAAGATAGGTTGAGTCGTCATATCTCATTTCCAATCTAGGACCATATACCGTGTGCGTGTCTTTACTAAAAAACCTTAAGCTATTAAATGTGTTGGAGCTTTGTTCATCGGTATCACTCTTTTTGATAATAAAACCCTCATTAGCTTTAGTGTTAGCAATCCACTGCCTTACAGCTGTAGTTACGTCCATTAATACATCTGTTGTCTGATAGTCAAAGCTCTGCGAGTGTGCTGATGCTGTAAACCAGGTTCCCCCACCACCTCTTGTAGCCCAACTTCCAGTAGTTCCATTTGCAAAAGAAGACGTTAGCCATGCAGATGCTGTGTTAGCGCTTGTTAATCTATAAGTCCAAGACACCCCATCACTACTAGTCACGGCTGTTGTGTATCTGCCAGTGCCCATGTTCCAACTTTGCGATACCTGATAGGCATATAAATCGTAGCTTGTCGGAATCTCGCTTGGTTCTGTTGCTGTCAACCTTAGGTAGTAGCTTGCAGTTTGTGTAAGTAAAGCATTGGCAAAATTATTCGTAAAGTTTGTTAGATCAAACTTAACAACAATTCTTGAATTATAGTACACAATAGTTGAGCCTGATACCGTTGAGCTCTTATTGATTTCCAATACAGCATCTAAACCAGTATTGAGCGATGGGTACTGGTCGTATAAGGTTGCGTCTTTTACGCTAAAAATGCTATATATCATATTAGAAAGATGTTATTCTGCCTTCAATATCTCTATCTGGGAACTTTACTTCGAAGATGGCTGGGTCTAGGCTTGGGTATGTTATTCCGTTTTTAGTTGCTCCTGCAATATCGTATAATACATCACTATATCCATCCGCTATGGTATTTAGATTTTGAATTACCAAGTTGGATACTGTTTGTACTCCTTTTACGCTCAGTAGCGCCATAAGAATCTCATTATGCACAATGGGCTGGTTTATTTGCCATTTGTCTATGTTAAAGTGGTCTTTAAGTTTTTGGATGCAACGAGCTAATACTTCATTGCTGTTAAAGTTAGGTATAGGTAGTATATCGAATTTAACTCCAATGTTTATTACATACGCATCTCTGATGTTAATACTATCCGTTAGCATTCTGTAATGGTCTATATAGCTTGCTAAGTTCGTTTTAACAGCTTTATTCACGGTTGTACATTGCTTATTGTTGTCGTATCCTAATATAAATAAGTTGAGTGCTAATGGATTTGCTACTGTGTCGTTTACTTCTGAGGTGCTTATATTGTTTTGTTCATCGGGTGCTATAAATGCTTTTGCGACCGATCCAAATATACTTGGCATTGCGTAACATCGCATAATATAGTCTTCTCTCGTCACAGCTCTGTTTTGAGACGAAAACTGCGCTAACGCATTTTGTCTTATTTCCTCTATCGTCTCCTCGTTTCTACCGCCACCAGCTGCAGTTGTGTTGTTTACAATAACACTCTGTATTATAGTATTGTTTAATGCCGTAGTGGCTGTAGGAAGTGTTGTGTTGGTTGTAATTATAGATGTAATTTCTGTAATTGTATTTGATGGTACGTTAGCTGTCGTTCCTCCACCTGTATAGTACGTGACCGTAAGTGTTGTATTTGATGGTGCTATTCCGTAGGCTGATGTAAGTAACGGGTTGCTTGGATCCAGTGACGCATCAGTATCGGCTTTTCCTGTTGCTGTTGCAATAGCTATCTGCTCAGGAGTTGCTAACAATTCCTCGTCTGGTGTGTTTGATATACCTGCTCCAAATTGGATTTCCAATCCCCCCTCTACTACACGCGTTATAAATCTTCTTGGTACTTTTTTTAACCTAAGAAGATATGGTGTTTCATCGCTGTACACTGCAGCGTCTGGGTCGTTATACGATGTGTTAGCTACTTGTTCAAATATAGTATCTTGGGCTAGATAAGGCACCTCGTACCACGTATTTCCATCGGCATCAGTAATGTCTTTTAGTCCTATTACCGGATTGGATATTGTTGTGGGTAGGAATACCTTTGTGAACCGTTCACGAGCTGCTATGGCATACGTTTGTGTCTGCACAGTTGCACTAATAGCTTTTACCACCTTCTTTGCTAAGTAGTAAATTGGATTACCAGTTGCGTTGTCAATGCTGTATACAGAGTACTCAATTGGGCTAAATGCGTTGTCTATTTTAAAGTCGATTGTGTCTTGTACAGTAAACGTAATGCTTGATCCTGCTGAACGAACTTCAAATCCTGGTTCAATTTTTAGACCATATCTTGTGTCTGGTGTGCTTCCATTACCTGATCCGCTTGCTGGTATTAGTTGGTAAACATCTAGATCCACTTGTGCTGGTACTGATAGCTTAGGTTTGTATCCTAGTGCTGATGCAATGCTTAGGAGGTTTCTGCGTTCCTGTGCATGTAGCAGCATGGACTCCTTGAAGTTGGCATCTGTGTAGTAACCCAACACATCCCCTACATATGCCGCAAGGTCGATAAACAGCGATCCGGGTGAGGCTTCGTTAAAGTCGGTATATGCATCTGGATAGTATGCTCGAGTGAATTCTATTAAGCCTTTCTTAATAGTATCAAAATCTCTTCCGTAGTATTTTATATCTTGATTAGCCATTTACTTCTAGTAGTATTGATCTTGTATCGAAATCCAACTCACTTAAACTTATATCCATTTGAACAAATAGCGTGTTCCTATCTTCGTCTGGCGTAAGCTGCAGCTTTCGTATAAATATGTACGGTAAAAACGTTTGGAAACTATTTTTTATCCTTGACTCCAGCACCATCATAGTTTCAGTAGTTAAATTTTCAAAAATAGTTTTTTTTAATCCACATCCGAACTCAGGCAGCATTACTCTTTCACCAGGTTCTGTAAGCAAAAGGTTTTTTGCATTAGCCTCTGCTTGATCCATTGTAAAGTAATTTTGCTTAAAAGTTGCTCCACTCTCTCCAGTTAACGGAAGATCTAAACCCAAAGCTACGTTTCTCTCTAGGTCTACAGGATTGACTTGTATGATATAAGCCATTAAGGTCTAAAGTTAGGATTGCTCAACTCTTCCGATCTTTTTAGGACAGACGAGTAATCTTTTACAAACATGTCTGTTGCTGATGCACCCATTGTTGGAAAGTCTGGGTTCATTTGTTCGGTTGATTCCTCATCAAATCCTGCCATTGACTTTGCGGTTTCGTTTAGCAAATCGCCTAAAGGACCTCCTACAGTAGTAAATGGCTCATCTAAAGTTACTAATGGAGTTGTTCTTCTGTTTACTTGTAGCGCTTGGCTTGGCTTAGCTGTGGGCTGCTTACTTTCGTTAAGCTTTTTTATCTCAGTGCGTACTGCAGCTTGAACCTCCTCACGGATAAGCTCACGTAGCATGGACTTAAATTGACTTAGTTTCATATATTTTGTTTTTTATAAATAGTGCTTTATTGTGTTATTCTATTAGTATCCAGCTACTTAGCCTTGTTTTGACAAATAACCACGCCATGTAAATGGTACAATTCCGGTGCTGGGTTGAGGTATAGCTATTCCACTCATACGCTCAAGTTGGTGATTAAATCCATCCCCTAATTCAGTAGCATACCCCTTTGCGCCGTTTTCGTTTAGAGCTTTCATTGGTGGATTGAAGCTTCCGACGTTTGTCACTATGAACTTGGTGCCATACTGGTTAGTCCAACTATTTCCTGTCCAAAATAATCTTGAAGCTAATCCGAATACGAAAGTCATAATCTTAGCATCGATATTGATTTTTGAGTCTATCTTAGCTTTAGCAAATGTAACTGCATCTGCCTGCAGCTTCTCCTTCTGCTCCTCAATTTCCCCTTTTACATAGCTTATTACCGGATCTAATAGCTCTTCAATGAGCTCTACTATCTTCTTAAAGAACATACTTATTGCATCTAGAATAGGTATTATTAGGTCTGAAACTTTTTCAAGCTTGGTTCTTATAAATAATAGACCTGGATCTCTAGTATCAAGAGGAATAAAGCTTCCTAGTCCTTGTGCTTTAATTCTGAGTCTTTTGAAGGCTGCTTTTTCTGCCCTTATTATTGAGTACATTAAGTCGCCTTGCGATTTTAATTGTCCTGGTATTGCTGCTAGTTGTTGTAAGCTTGGACTGGATGTGGCTCCGTCAAGTATTTCCATAAGCGTATCTAAGATTCCAGAAGACGTATCTTTCAGCCTTTGGCCTTTTGCCGTTACTTTTTCTTGGTATATTTTCTTAATTTGA